GGGGCCGGTTCAGGGGGGTGGGACTACGGGGCGTCGATGCAGTCGATGTTGTGCGCACCGGTGGTACCGGCGACACAGCCCGTCACCGTGTACAGACGCTGACCCGGGCACGGGTAGATGGGCGCGAAGCCCTCCTCCGCGAACAGGCTCGTGAACTGGTTCGTAGCGAGAGACGCGGCGTCGTACACGTTCGTGAGGGTGACGACGTCCTGGCGGGCGATCTGCACCGAGCCGGCCGGGTAGGCCAGGAAAGACACCGTGTTCGGGAGCGCCAGCATGAACGGGGCTGCCGCGTCGCCGCCGGGGAACGCCGGGTTCAGCGCGCCGCCGGTGATGAGACCGTCCTGCCACCCGCGCACGAACTGCACGCGGACGTTGAGGACCGAGAACAGGGACGCGATGTAGCTGTCGGAGACGGAGAGGAGGTTGCCGGTGTCGCCCGTACGGCGGCGCAGATCGGAGCGGACCTGCTCGAGCACCCAGTGCGGGAGGACGACCTCCACCGTGGCGTCCCACGCCATGTGGAACCGGTAGCGGATGTCCTCGGCGGCCAGGCCCACGCCGGAGAGGAGTGCCGCGGTGAACGAGTCGGTGCCGTCCGGGTCGACCGGGGTGACGACGGTGGCCGCACCCGCGCGGGCGATGATGTCCGCGATGATGATGCGGTTCATCTCCGCTTCGTGGGCGGCGCGCAGGCCGTTCTCCCACGCGTCGACGACCTCCGGGTAGCCCGCGGCCTGGAGGAAGCTGACACGGATGCAGAGCGCCATCACGTCCAGGCGCCGGTTCTCGAACGTGGGGCACGGGATGACGGAGCACGTCTTGGCCGTGTCCGCGAGGACCTGAGCCTCGCTGAGGAAGTTCGATCCGCCACCGGCCGCCACCGCGTTCGCGTAGATGGTGGGGAAGTCCGGGTCGTCCGTGTAGTTGATGCCGCCGCGCGTGACCGTGACGGTGGGCGCGTCGAGGAAACCGACGTTCCCGGACCAGTTGTTGCAGAGGTCGTAATCGTTCTGCGACGGGGCACACCAGCCGGCGGCCGCGGTGAGGGACGCACCCTGGTCGATGGAGTGCTGCCACGACTTGGCCAGGTTGCCGCCGTGGAGGTGCCGCTCCCGGCGCAGGTCCCGGAGGATGCGCTGCGTTTCCTGGCCGTCGAGGGTGTCGACGATCTGGTCATCGCGGCGGGTGCGCTTGAACTGCGCCATCGTCTGGCGCTGACCCGGGGCCCCGCGGAGGCCGAAGCTCTGCGCGTTCTTGATGAGCGCCAGGCCGACCGTGTTGTTGCCGTTGAAGGTGTCGCCCGCGCGCATGCCGAGGAGCCCGGCCGCGGTGGTCGACAGCTCGGCGCGCACGACGTCGGTGGTCTCGGCCGCCGTCATCGGGGGCGCCTGTACGGCCATCTGAGCCACGCTGGGGACCGCGACGGGCGCGGGGGCCGCCGGGGTCTCCGCAGAGGCCTCAGGGGCCGCCACGGGGACGGGAGCCGGGATCTCCGGGAGGTCGGCGAGGGAGCCGAACACGTCGCGGTGCGCCTGCGCCTGTGTGGCGCGCTCGGCACGTGCGGCCGCTTCCGCCTGGATGCCGGTCGCGCGGGCGGCAAGCTCACTGAGCTCCTCGGCCTCGCCGGCGGCGAACTCGGCCTTGCCAGCGAGTTCGGCGCCCCGCTCCTTGACGCGGGTGAACTCGGCCGCGAGGGCCGCGTCGTCGAGCGTGGCCGGGTCGAATGTGACCGGGACCTCGGGGGTGATGTCGTCTGCCATGGCTGGTTCCTCTCATGCGGCAGGGACGGGTAAGGGACACCATCGCTGCGGCACGGCTCTCAGCTCAGCTACCACGGCTCGAGGCCAGGGTACGGCACCGGGGGCCCGGGACCGAGGCTTGGAGGTAAGGAGGTGACTGGAGGTATAGCTACCACCCTGCGTCTCTACGCGCGCGTGTCTCGCATGCGCGTAACCAAGAGAGGTTCCCCCACACAGGGGGGGTAGTAGCGTTACCTCCACTTACCTCCATACCTCCGTTTTCGAGGGCGTTACGCCACGGAAAAGCCCCGCACACGGCGTACGGGGCCTATGTCCGAAGCGCGTCTACTTGGTGAGCTTCGGCACCACCTGACGGGTACCACCCATAGGCGCCCTCTGTATCTTGATGCGCGCTTCACCCAGGGTTGCCACCCTCTCGGTCGATCCGTCGTGCTTGTACGTGATCAGGTACTCCGAGTTGGCAGGCTTCGCACCCCCGCCACACGACCCACACGCCATCACTCTGCTCCCTTCTGCGCCCACGCCCATCGCGCACGCGCGGTCTCACCGGCCGCCGGAGGTGTCTCCGCGGCTACCTCCGTTGCCTCCACAGGGGTCATACCCGCAGACGCGATCAGCGTGCGCTGCTGCTCCATGGAGAACGCCACCCTCGCCCGCGGCACCGGGAACCCCGGCGTGTTCACGCTGCACACCGCGATCAGCTCCAGGCTCCCGCCGATCCGGCGCCAGTCCCCGGACACCGGCGACGACATGAACGTCTGCCGCGCCTGCGCGCTTGCGCCCGGGAGGACCCAGCCGGCCACCCAGATGCCGTGCTCGTCCTCGCCCGCTACGACCCTGGCCACAGCCGCACCCGGATCGTCGTAGTGGCTCTGAGCCGCCTGGAAAGCGAGTTGCGGGTCAGCGTGCCGCGGCCCCGCCACGAGCGTCCCCACCGGGAGTACGGTCCCGTCCTGGGTCTGCTGCTCCGCCACGTGGAAGTACGCATACCCCGAGGCGCTGAACGGGGCGGTCACACAGCCCGGGAGCCCGACGTGGCACGTCTCCCACCCAGCAATGTGCCCGAACACGCGGCCCGTGTCCGACACCGTGATCGGTGTGAGCCGGTCCAGGTCCGGGCGCAGGAACCAGTCCTGCGGGGGCAGCGCTTCGGGGCGCGCCGAAGCGGCCAGGGCGAACGGTGCCTCCCGGTCCATGCGCTCGTACAGGCCACGCAGCACGCTTTTCATGCCGTCCGCATCGGCCGGCGCCTTGCCCGTCCGCGCACCCTGCACAGCCGCCGCCGCCGCGAACACGCCCCTCGGGATGATGGTCAGCGTCCCGTCGACCACATCAGCGATCCCGAACCCGTACGCGCCCCGTGTCTCCGGATTGGCCTCGTCGTCCTTGCGCAGGAACGCGCGCGCGTACTTCGACCACGAGACGTTGTCGGGGCCGCCGGCCCACGCGAACACCCGGTCCGCCGCCCCGCTCCCGTCCCAGGCGTGCCCGGGATCGGCGATGGGCATGTCGGACCAGCCTGACGAGCGTACGGACGCCATCAGCATGGGCATGTCGTCCATGGGGTGGGCGGGCATCGGATCCAGCGTCAGGGATACATCGGCGAACGCAGGGATCGCTACCAGCGTCGCCCCCGCCACGCGCCATCGGGTGATGACGATGCGGTCCTGATCGTCCACCGTGTATTCGATGTCGTCCAGGTCCACGGAGGGGCCGACCACACCGGCCTCGATCTGCTCCACAGCCGCGGCGGGCGCTGAATCCAGCATCGACCCCATCGCTGTGACCATGCCGTCCCCGATGGACAGGGATTCGATGCGTGCCACGATCATGGCGCCCCCGTGCCCGTCGTCCGTCGCGGGCTGCCACATCATCGGCAGGGGCAGGCCACGCGACGAGCCCCCGCCCGGGGCGATGATGCGCCCGTCCCCCGTCGGTACGCCGAGACGGGCCAGTACGGCGCTCCAGGTGCGGGTCTCAGCCATCGAGCTCGTCCCCCTTCAAGACGCTGTACCAGAGCGCCCCGTCCGCCCCGCTGACGACGCCGGTGACGTACAGGTCCAGGAGCTCGGAGGCTGTGGCCGGTTCGGGCATGGGGGCCATGTAGAGCGCCCACCACTCGCTGAACTTTTCTCGGTCGCTCATCAGGGGTTCTGCCTTTCTGTCCAGTCGATCGTCTCACCCAGTACGACGGGGAGCATGGTGCACCGGCAGTTGATGACTTCGCCGGCGGGGCCGCGCGGGTCTCCGGGGAAGAGGAGGGTGCTGCTGCCGACTCGGAAGGGCTCGGACAGCAGTGTGCGCTGCTTGTCGGCGGCCGTGTGGGTGGGCCGTGTGCGTGCGTCCTCGGTGGCGATCCACTGCTTGAACGGGGCGGGGTCTCCGCGTTGTTCTGCCTCGAGTTGTGCCCCGCGGTAGACACCTGCGTTGACGGCGCCGAGGGTTTCGGTTCGGGCTACGGTGCGGGCACGGTTGCGCCAGTACGGCGTTGCTGACGCTGTGAGTACCTCTTGGACACTGCGTGTGACGTCGTCGAGGCTGATTCCGTCCGTTATGCCGCGTTCGATCTCACGGACGATGAGCGCGTACACCTCGTCGGGGGTGTTGCTCATCCGGTTGCCAGCCGCGTTCAGGTAGGTGGACGTCCACGGGTCGGTGGGCGGGTCCCCGGCCCGGGTGACGCGCCGCCACGCGCCCGCGAGCACGCCCCCGACCTCGGGGAGGACTTCGGTGTCGACCTGCTCGGTCCAAAACGGGGTGTGGTCGGAGACGCGTGCGGGGTCGACGCCTCCGCCCTGGGTGACGGCGGGGCGGACACGATCGAGGAACCGGGTGAGGGAGCGGTACCAGGTGTTGCCGATGCGCTGCTCGCCCTCACGGATGAACGTCTGCGCGCGCAGCCGCTGGGGCAGGTGCGGGTCCTCGCCGATGGGCGTGGTCACATCAGCTCCCGCAGCGCCCAGGTCAGCTCACGGCGGTTGTACGCGGCGCGGGCCCGCAGCACGCCGTAGACGTAGCTGGACACGGCACTGTGGAGCCGCTCGCCGTCCACGCCCAGGGCCTCGCCCGCCTTGTCCGTGAACTGGAATGACCCCTCCATCAGGGCGTGCACGCGGTCGGGGGTGCGTTCGTACGGGATCTGACGGTACAACTCCTCCTTGGACGTGCTCTTGAACTGCCCCCGGTTCTGGTTCGTGAGCAGCCGCCCGCCCGCCCGCGACAGTGCGTCGTAGACGATGAGCTCGGCGGCCGCAATGAGCCCGTCGGGTACGGAGTCGTCGGGCCGGTCCGTCTGTGTGCCCGGGAGTGCGTTGGGCGCCGGGGCGGGCTCGGGTGCCTCGAGTTCGCCTGCGGGTGTGACGGTGGCGTCGACTCCGGCGGCGACGGGTGCGGGGGTGATGCCGAGTCCCATGGCTTCGGCCACGGCGGGGTCGGCGAGGAGGG